AATTCAGGTGCTAGGCTAGTACCAATAAATTTCCATTGCGCAGGTTGATCTCCCCACCGCCATGCCGTAGTCGTGAATAAGCAATGACAGCCAAAGGCTTTAGCGGTTGTATTGGCTAGAAAGCATTCCCAGTTACTCGGTCTTGTTTTAACCGATGCGTTAGTCTTTTTTTCATTGGCCTGGGCCGCCTCAACATCTAGCCCACTGATATTATGCTTTTGCATTAGGCTTTGTGCCTGGCGTAAAGCAATGGCCGCTTCATGTGCATTGCTGGATTTTGCCAGCGCCAAGCATTTCTTAATTTTGTCGATGATTTTTTCAGTTTGTGACATCAGCTAATCCTCCGCCCATGCTTCTTCGCATCTTTAATCAGGGCGCTAATCACCCCCGCCAATTCGGTGCTGCTACAAAACTCCAATTGCTCTTTATCATACATACGCTTGGCAATGGCTTTGGCATAGCGCCACGGATACTTTGCCTCGGCCAGTAAGGCTTCTATCTTTTTCATTTGCGCATTGCTATCCGTGTTATTCGGCCTATCGGGAAAAGTATTTTTCGGCGTTGGCGCATGACCCTTGAGATGCTTGATCACCTTAAAACGCTCAGTACCGCTTAATTTTCCGGCACTACGTTTGCCCGTCAGCTGCTCTAGCATATCGCGGTAGCTGTCATCATCCTCCAGCCCTACCTTTTTCGCCAGCACATGAATAGCAGCAAGATCCCGTTTACGCTGCAGGTCACTATGCATGGTAGGGCGTGGTACAGGTAGGGCGGACTTCACAGGTAGGGCGGACTTCAGTCCGCTAGTATCGCCCCCCGTTGCACCGGATTTTTCTAACTGCGCAGCCTGCGCCATCAAGTGATCCGCTTCCTGCATTTCACGATGATAAGCAGGGCCATCGGCATACTGTGCCTGTTCACGTATTTCATTCGCTCTTTTCCTGAGTGCTTGTACTGCTGCTGTCATGTTATTTATCTCTTTGGTTTTTTAAGGGTAGGGCGGTGCTTTAGCCCGCCTAATGTTCTAAATAGTCCGCCCTACAAGGTTTATGATCAACGGCTCAATAATGTCGAGCCGTTGGGTTCATACGGTTTACGCTACATCGCGAAACACACGACCAGCCGACCATGATCTAAGCTCAGCAACGTTAAAATAATTGCTAACACCGATTTTGGTCATCGCTGGAAATTCACCATCACTTACTTTTCTCGCCAAGGTGCAATAAGCAAAAGGCAAAAAAGGCACTAGATCCTGCGCGCTAATCAGCTCTGTATCCGGCAAATCAGCAAAGCGCTGATGAATCTCGGTTTGCTCCAGTGAGACAATAAAAACCTGAGTGCTAGCCTGACTGAGATGCGCCCTACGTTTACGTCGCGTGTACAGCTTGCTATGCACCACGGGGGCAATCGTGCCGCTGGTGATAAAGCCTCTCGCTACTTCGTTATTCAGACTCATAAGCCCGCCATATCCATAGAAATTTGCTGATACTTGCCTTCATCACCCACCCGCTCATACAAGCGGATATAGCTCTTGCTGCTGGCAACCGTAATACTGTCTTTCAAGGCTTCCATCGCTTTTAACCAGCGCGCATCCTTAATATCCAGCTTAAACAGCCACAAAACCCGCGAGGTGTTGATATTACCCGCCTTATCCGTCTGAAACGCATTCTCAATCAAGGCTTTCACATTATCATCACTGCCTTTCGTCCACTCGTGAATGCACTCATCAATCAGCACCTTAGCAACTTGCAAACGCTCATCAAAGACCAACGTGTCACTGACCGCGAGCATCACTTTATATTTACCATCAAAAGTCGCTAAAGACAGATTTCCCTTTTTACCGCCCAACGTCGTGTCATATTGCTCCGCTGCTAGGTCAATAAACGCACCTATATCACTCATAATGCGACGTTTAAACACGCGCATTTCATCTTGCAAACCGTGCGAAGCGGAAATAATGTCACCGACTAAATCATGACGTAATCTATCTAACGGCTTAACGCTGTCGACAGGCACTAAATGCCCCTGTGCGTTTTGCATATAGCCGTTTGGGATTGCTGTTGTTTCTGTACTCATTTTTCTCTCTCTTGGGTTTTTAATAAAGTTTTAAGCAACGTCATCAATATAACGTTGCAGTTCGTCCAGGTACTCTTCAGCACAGCCCTTAAATAGCTCGGCTTGCGCCTCCATAAATCCGTCAGTATCTGAAAAATCAGCCGCCATTTTTTCTATCTTTTGAATGATGGCTCTGACGGAGCGTTTTTGATTACCTGCGATTTGTTTTGCACTTGGCATAATGCCTCCTGTTAAGTAAGCTGTTTAGAATCAAGTAGTAGGGCGGACTTCAGTCCGCCAGTGCTCAGCTAGTCAAACAACAACCTCATCCCATTCCACCTGACACCCTTTAAGATGCGCGGCTTTACGGATATATTTCCCATGCTCACCCTGTCCCTGACCAATGGCATGGAATTTAATGCTTTCTATCCCCGCACAGGGGTAAACTTCAATCACCGGCACGGTCTGGCAAAAATCAATCTTGATAATCTCTATGCCCATAGCGACCAAAGAATTAACGGCATGACAGACCATTTTTCCCTGGTGACGTAGTGGGTTTCGTTCGGGGGAATGCTTTTTATGACTCATCATTTCTCCTTACAATTTGCTGTGTGGACACCCATTGCGGCACGCGCGATACAGCTGCACCAGCAAAGGGTTAATCGACGTAAATTTCTTTTTCTGATAATTCAAGCACACATGGGTAGCAATATCGCCGACCACAGGGCACTCCACTGTTTCATTCATAAAAGCCCCTTTAACCGCGCTTTCAACACGCTTTAAATCGCCTTTATATGTGCCTTTTAAGGCTTGATTAACCACGGCGTTTGAATAACCGATCATCAACCCCACTTCTTTTTGACTGCTGATTTTGCACTGTTCACGCAACACAGCCACCCACTCGGGTTCATTGTTGATCATTTAAGTCACCTCGTTTAAAAACGACCCTACCTAAGTTCGGGTCGTATAGGCTTTTATCGCGCTGGATCATGGGCGCACGACTGCCCGTATTCATCTTAGTGTTAAAGCGATAAACAGCCCGCCCATCAGGGTTAGAATGACGAATACACGTAATATAACGAGCACGGTGTAGTGCTTCTAAATAGCTCTTAACCGTTGTCGGCTTAATCGGCATATCCTCTGTGCTAGAAACTAACAGCACATCTTTCCAATCAAAGCCTTTTAAAATCTTAATCGTCCGCCACATATTTTCATTAGCTAGCCCTACAGTGATAACACTGCCGTCTAATCGCAAGCGAGGTGAATCAACACCACAGTCCTTTATTAGCGTGTATTCAAAGGGTTTGACTGACTCATCACGTAAGACATACCCACCAGCACAAAGTCGGGTAAGATAATCTCGCACAGAGTCCTTGCTAATCGTGACAGGCACTGCCTCACGCAGGCTAATAACAGTGAAGGTTTTCAAGCGTCTGACATTAATCCAAATATGGTCACGTCGATTAACGCCATTAACTCGCTCAATAGACACCGGCTGGCGATTCTTCACATCTTTATTACTCATCCTCGCCTTCAACCTCTTTCCGTTCACTAAATGAAACATTAATCTGTGTACCCTTGGGTACGGTTAATTCAATCCGGTAACGCTCTTCTGTGTCCGTCACGCCAATACGATCAAGCAGGGGAATATGCACAGCGCCCACAAAATCTCGGTTAATCACTACAGTCATCACGCTCTCCGGCTGGGTGCTTCACCCGTATAAAATCCGCGCTTACCCCACTCCTTCATACCCATACTATCCACGCCTGCATCCATCGCCACACGGCGTACTTGCTCAATATTGACGCAAATACGGCGCACACAGCCCTTAGACTTAGCGGTCATTTCTTTCAGTAAATCGTCTTCCAACACCACATCAGCACAATACAACTGAGCCAACGCCTTACAATCCGATAAATCAGCCAATTGCGCAGGCACCCACTCTAAAATACGGTTATGGAATCGCTCCCACGCCTTTAATTTGCTCGGTAAACGCTCTTCACCGATCATTAAAATAGTCCCTTGCGAGCCTTCATATAAATCACGGATAATCTCCACCGCTTTTTTCTCCACAATATGATCCATTTCATCAATAATCAGCGGCTTGCCAGACAATGCCAACTGCTCACAGGCTTGCTCGGTCATCTCCGGCAAAGTCTTAGCGGGCATCACATCCATACTCTGCAAAATCGCGATTAATAACGCTTTGCGCGTCCAGCTGCTCTTGCATTCCACGTAATACGCTTGGTAACGATTCGCCGCATACGCCGCACTAAAGGATTTACCAATGCCTGAAGGCCCATAAAACACCACCATGCCCGGCAAATGAGGTGGGCGGTTTAACGCCTTATCTAACGCGGTCGAACACAAAGCCACATTGGCTAAGCCTGCTATTGTTTTATTACTCATGAGTTTTCTCCCTCTAATACTAATAATGTCATTTCACTACCATGCAGCGGTGTTAAATCGCTATCACCCTGCAAACGCACCAAATAAACCAGTTCATCTTCATCAAAATACATCACACGCCCCACACGACCACAGCCATGCAGCCGCACAATCTGAGCACTAAAAAAGGCAATCGGAGCCTTATAAGATGTCGCCCCAGCCGCACAAATAAACGCAGAGCCAAGACACACACCCACCGTGTCCACATCAAAACGAAAGACCATCACTTCCTCACCCGCCACAGCGGCAAGGGCAGGGTGCTGATAACGTCGACCCCACAAAAAAATACTCTCTTGCTCCACCAAGCGCACCGCCACAGGGGGCAAGATACAATCATCAATCCCATAGACCTCAGGGCTTGCTTTGAGCGGGGCTTTGCAAATAACGCGGCTATTGTGTCTTTCTGTTACATTTGGCATACTGTTCACCTTTATATATAGAGTGTATAAAATAGGTTCAAACGGGGGGCTACCTGTTTGATACCGTTTCTCGTTCCCACGCTCAGCGTGGGAATGCAGACTCAAACGCTCAGCGTCGTTCTACTTCAAAGCCTTACTGGCTAAATCCTGCTCCAACTCACTAATCACCCGATAGGTATCGGTTGTTTGAAAGCGCGTATGGAAATTCATTTCTTTATCGCTCAAGCTATCGCCTTCTTTCAGCAAGCTATCCAAGCCCTGCCAATAGCGGTACTTTTGCGAATCATTCATATCTAAAAGGTTCACCTCTTGTTTGGTCGTTAAAAATTCAATCACTTTAGCCTTGCCCTGTATGACTTCAGGTGTGGCAACGACTTCATCAATCACACCCGCCAAGGTTTTCTCAGCCACCGCCGCTTGTTCTAAGGCAGGCGTACTGTGTTCCACGCTCTTATGCGGCAAACGCACCACGTTATCCGCATTATCAATACGGTGATTCATCACCAACTCAGGGATATTCTTAGCCACATCACGCTTAAACTCTTTCAGCTCCTTGGCTTGCTCATTCTGCTTTTTCTTCTGCGCTTTCTTCGCCACAATCGCCACTTCTTGACGGCTAATATCAGACAGCTCAGGGGCTTGGGCTATACAAATAAACACAGTGTCCACATACACAATCAAGCGCCCAATGTCCTGCTCGTCATAGCGTAAACTCGCTTGCTTACCGATATGGTCGGTCAATTCAGAGCCGATATAATCGTAATTATTAAAGCGAATGCCTTTCTTATTAATCGTCCGTGTACCAGCCGGTTCCGCTAATAACACATCCATAACCCGCTCATCACTCACACGGCGCAACGAACCATCATATAAAGCCGCCACTTGGGCTGGCGTTTTGCCATTCAGACCGCCATGCTTAGATTGGGCATACACAAAATCAGCCCATTTATCTAAAATCACCATCAGTTCATCCGAGGTCAGCTCCACATCCACTGTTTCACCCACAGTCATAATGCGTTCAGCAAAACTGGTCATCGAGCGTATTTGCTGCGCCTGTGCCACGTTATGCCCAATAAAGCCCGGCAATAACTCCAATAAACCATGTAACATCGTGCCTAAATGTCGCTCAATCGTGCCTTTCTCTTCAGAGGCGAATGGAATACATAAATCTTGCTGGATTTCCAAATCCCGCAACACATCCATGAAGCGGTCACTGACATAATCCTTACCGTTATCCGTCCGCACCCGATCAGGCAAGCCCCACGCTAAGGCAGCCTTACGAAAACAGCGACACACCGCATCAGCACTCGAACTTTTCGACACATAAAAGGTCAAACGACGGCTGTACATATCAATACAACCAATCACCGAATGGCGACCATCTTTCAATAACCAATCACCAGGCGTGCTATCCATTTCCCACAAGGAGTTAAGCCCTGCCACATCTTCAAAATGTGACCCCTGAGCCGACATATACACGTTTTTCCATTTATCGGGGTAGGTCATATACGTCCAGATCTGAGCGTTTTGCGCCTTCCACTCTTTAATATACCGATTGATACTTTTATCACTGACCACATCCAGTTCAGGCTTTTGCGCTTCAATCGCGTGCTTGATCTTCAGACCCTTAGCATGTGGATGTTCCAAAATAAAACCAATCACATAACGCTTTAACTCAGCGTTTCGCTCAATAATGCCCTGTCCCGCCCGTTTACCATAATCATTCACCAAGGCAATACGACCGTATTTCTCATAGTCATAAAACCATGTTTTAAAGGTCGCAGGCTTTAAGCAAGCAACCCCATGATGCACAGGCACCGCCTCAATAACGCGAGGCTGTAAGGGCAATAAGCCATCATTCAATTGCTGACAAAAATCATACAAACCAGCGACCCGACCCAAACCGTTTTCACGGATATGTTGCTGACAAGCATGCACCAACAATTCCCGCGCTTTAGCGCCCGCTTGTTTCGCTTTCGTCATCTGATTAAAACGCTTCAAACCCGCCTGACGTAATTTATGCCGTTCAGCCACTATCGCAGCTTCCTGAGCTTTCACATCAGCGCCTAAATCAACCGTATTTTCAGCGATAACCACAGCGGTTTTTTCCGCGTAATAACGGTCTTGTGCAGACTGCGGGAGAGAAGAAAGCAAGATACGATATTGCTGCCCGCCATTGCCGCTGACCATTTTGGTGGTGTATTTTTCGGCTTTGCAGTTTTTCTTTATTGCTCGCTCAGTTACGTCTAAAAAGTTCCCAGCTTGCTTAACCGTTAGCCATATTTCGTTTTCCTTATTCATACGCATAAGCCATTGTTTTAATTTCGTTTACTACAAGGTGGGAACACTTTTTAATAGTTCCCACCTTAGTTCCTACCTTTGTGGGTTTTGAGTTCCTACCTTGTCGCATTCTTAACTGTCCTTATTTTCACTGACGCTAACGTCAGATTCTGAGGCTTCAATTAATTTATCTCTTAAGGCCTTAGCTTTCTTGCCATTCCAGTTACCTATCAGTGCTTTATAGACATTGCTGTTATCAATGCTGTTATCACGACAATAAGCATTAAGTGACGAGCCTTGCCTAATAAATCCAGCCCTAACATGCTGAATTAACTGTTTACCTACTTGCATTTATTTACCTTTAGAGTATTGTTAAATCAACTTACCTAAAGTAGGTAAGTCGAGGTAAATAATAATACGTTATGACAAGAAATAGTTTAACGGAAAGGCTTCATTTTGTTGTAGATCAAAAGCTTGGAGGTAATTGGGCTGAGCTTTCTAGGGTGGCTAAACTGCAGCCATCGACATTGCAGACTGTTAAAAGTGGTTCTGATCCACGAGGAAATACGTTAATAGGTATTTGTGAGGCGTTAAATCTATATGCTGATTGGCTACTAAGGAATGAACACAAATTAATTTAGGCAAGTTCAATTTAAGAATTATAATTTACACCCCATAAACTTTATTTAAAATCGATCCAAGATAAAACCTTACTCAAAAGAAATTGAAGCGCAGA